TACTCGAGCCCCTTTAGTATACACACTAGCAATTAATATAAAATGTTGATACATAGTACTATTCCTCTTTCTTTAAGTTAGATAAATGATACACTTGCCCTTGTTTTCTTATCTTAGTGAGCAACACTTCCTACAATAATTTGTATGCCGTTGCTTTTTATTAGAGTTTGTTAACTTCCTACGATGATTTTTGACAAAACTACTATTCGTTTTTATCTTCTTTTTTATTATTCAACATACCGAAAAACTTAACCAATAAACTCGCTTCACGAGTTAAGCCAAGTTTTCTATAGTTCTCCACAATAGAAGATAGTTCCATGATTAAGTATCCAAAATACAACACATATAAGGCTGCCGTTCCTACGCCACCCGGAATAATTGGAGCAACTGGTATAGCCAATAATAACAACACAATACTGGCTACTTTTCGAATAATGCCTTCAACCCCTTTTTTACTGACCACTTCTTTATTTATCCATGCAGCTAAATACCCCATGAGAAAATCTATAATCATGGCAACAACCAAAAGTGCCAGTAAATAGAGTGCTTGGCTATTTTCATTTTTTGCCACTTCATCTAAATTTTTTAAAATTCCAAACATTTGTTTTACCTCCTAAATAAAAAATAGCGTTGTTACACGCTATTTTTGTGTTTTATAACAATAATCTAAAGGTTTCACGTCCTTTTGGTGTTTTATAAAACAAAAAGACTAGCAAATTCATGCTAATCTTTTATGCTTTTAAACATTTAATTTTTCACGTAATGCATTTGTCAACACTTCCGAATAATTAACGTTAGTTTTATCTGCCATTTTAACTATCCATTCTGGTACAGTAACATTTTTTCTAACTGTTTTACCATTTTTTAAAAAAGGCACTGGATTAGCTTGTATCATTGTTACAAAGCCATCTTGGATATTAAAAGAATTAATGTCTTCAGTTTTTGGGAGTGGAATACCTTCATCCATATGTATCGCTATTGCACTACTCAACATGTGTATTGCATTTTGGATAGCTTCCTCAATATCTTCTCCTTGCGTACCACCACCAAAACCTGGTATTTCGACCCAAAAACCGTTATTCATTTTGTGAAATAAAGCTGGATATGATTTTAACATAGTATACGCATCTCCTTATATTAGAAAGATTAGGGTCATTTCAACCCTAAATCTTTCAATATTTTTTGTTCCAAACCGTTCCCTAAATCCTTATTACCATGAACTGGAATAGTAACGATATGCGAAACACCTTCCTTTTTGAAATGATGATGACTACCATTTTGTCGAATTTCTACCCAACCATGCTTTTTGGCAATTTTTATCATTTCTTTTCCTGTAAGCGGCATAGCACTATACCTCCTTACATATATAATCATACGCATAGTACGTATGATTGTCAACACCTTTTTTATTTTTTCAAGTTTTATAAAACAAAAAGACTAGCACCTACTACTTTTTTCTAATTTTTTTCATTTTTTGCTACTTCATCTAAATACTTTAAAATTCCAAACATTTGTTTTACCTCCTAAAAAAAGAGTAGCTCGTGCTACTCTCTCGTTTTCCATTCATAATTTGTGACTAATAATTCGATGTCTTGTGTACGTGTTTGTGCTGTTCCGATACTGTTCTGTCCATAATCGGTTGTCGACAAATCCGTTACTTCAATTTGACGTGCGTTAAAACTTTCAAGAGCGATGTCATGGTCAAATCGAATGTCATGCATCAATGTAACTGTTGCTTCCAAATCAACCACGAAAGAATACGTCATGGTTTGACTAGATATATCTAATACTTTATGCATTTTGCCTAATTCCTCAAAACCAAAACTAATGTTTGTGACTTTATCTGTTAGTTTTCTGATTTCAATTGTCACTTCATATTTCCCGGCTTCTACAGTTCCAAAGTATTCCCATGAAACAGACACAGGTTCGTTTTCTTCTACTCTTAGTATTTCAGTCTGTTCAATGGGTTCATAAAATGGTGCTTTCTTAACAATATTGGCATAAGCAATATGTTCTTTAACCCTTACTCTAATGACTTTCGTAACTGGGTCTTTGATGATTTCACTTGATGTTCTAACTCCGTTAATAACGGTTACACGATTTATCCCGTCTTCCCCCTCTTGCTCAACAACCTCTACATCTACTGGAATGGTGCTATCGTTGATATAGCGTGTGTCATAAGCAAGATATTCTTCTTTGATTTCTACAACAGACTCTTCAAATCCACTTGGGTTCACTTTAAGTGTTGTACGATTATTCGAAGCGAAGATATACCCTCCACATTTGACTTCAACAATATAGACCCTCGGTTCAAGCCTTTGGGTAATGGTAAATGTCACACTCCCGTTTTCTACTGTGATATGTTGACGATAGGCAATGTTTGTTGACCCGTCATCTAGGTGAGAAACTAATATGACCTCTGCTTCTTGTCCATTTAATTCATCACATCTGATATTTTCAGCGTTTAGTAATTCGTACGTAAAGATAGACGCTATATCATTCTGCTTCACTACATTTCCACCTTTTACTTGCCTTAAATTCGTACTATTCTTTTTCATAGTGTTTCCTCCACAATTTAAAAAGAGTGCATATCGCACCCTTTCATGTTATTTTGATAATAGTTCTTGTAATTCTTTTGTATCTGTTACAAGGAGTTCTAATTGCTCTTGAACTTTAGCTTTGACTTTTTTAGGTTTTAAATCGCTAAAATTCATGTATCCGTTAATAATATTAATGGCTAACGCTACAAACATCATATGGTCACCACCTTTCGTTATCATCATTTTTAATATACTCCATACTATCTTAATCATCTTGCTCTCCTATTAGACGAAGAATTGCATTATTTAATGCAACTTTTCCAGTATCCGTAATGATTAGACATTCCGAATTAAACAATACTGTCATTAATTCAGACATAGACCCCATTGCCGTTTCGTGTTGTTTGGTCAATTCTCCGGCTTTCCCGATTAAATCGTTTAGAATTTTAGATTTTTCAGCAATCGTGTCCACTAATTCGTTAGTTGCTTTATTGGAGTAGTATCTTGCATAATGCAATTCTAATGCGAGTTCCAGTTGTTCTTGCTCACTCTTACTTGTGACGTCACCTAAAGCTAGTTCTTGAATACTAGTTTGTGTATCAGGTGTCACATCTTCTAAATAAATTTTAGTTTTGTTTGACATTTCATCATATCGTGATGTTATAAATTGTATTGCCATATAGTCACTCCTTATCATTGTATGCCAAAAGAAATATCAAACCAATATGCCATGCCAGCTATTGAATTCAGTATTGACATTTCCCCTGTTCCGTTAACTTGAAGATGTACATTTCTATCTCCATTTGTACTCCATTCTGCCACAACAAACATAAGTCTTTGTGGCACATACTGGCTAGGGACAGAGCCTACGCTAAACGTTCCACCACTAACCGATTTCACACCACCTCTGACATGAACAGTATGTCCAACTACCTTATAAAACACATTGCTCACTCCTGTGCTTATCCAACGTGGATACGATACTGTGGCTAGTTCAACCCAATTACTCCATTCCCCTGTTGAATAACTACTGCACCTTGAAAAATGACGTGACCCATCGTATGTTTTATAATCTTGCATGGCTTCTTTCCCACCAGTATAGAACACACTTAATAATCCGTATGCCGTGGATTGTGCAGGATTATCCGTTTTGACGAAATAAAACCCTGTTTCTCTAATATCATTTATGGACTTATCTGTAAACTTAATAGCTCCCTCGTCATTAGTGAGTTGATAATGTTGAATCGGCTTATTATCGACATAATATTTGTGTGATGTATGTACATTTCCCTCAATATCAAGAGTTCTGCCGTCTGTGGGAATTTTTCCTATGCCTACATTATTTCTCCCCCAAGCCATAACAACCGTGATAGTACTAATTGTCGCAATCGCTTGTTGCTGTTGGTTGAATGCATCGTGAATAGTTAATCTGACATCATACGCTTTTGCTTGGTCATAATCGTTTCCACATGATAGGGTTTGCGTGATATGTTCAACTGTGCCAGTTGCGTCATACATCTTTTGCCATATGTTGTGATTACGTTCTGAACGTTCCACAACAACCCTATACGTATTGCGATTGGTGTTATTGATATAAACAGGTTTCACACTAGCAATCACATTAGCTAATACAGCTTTATTTGTTCCGTTTCCTGTACGTGCTGGTAAAAAGGCTTGTATTCTAGGTCTGTAATACTCTAGGACTTGAATTGTTGTACTTCTGCTTGCGCTGCGTCCTCGGCTATCGCTTATAGTTGCCGTAACAGTAACCGTGCCACTTCCCACATCACCATTTATGTCAACGCTTGTTCCATTTCGTCTGATGTTCCCTACTTGGACATAACTATTTCTTATGCTAGAGCCGTATGTTCCTCTAGCGTTTACCATTCTCACCCGAATAGTGCTTAATAAATTGACATAATGTCCACTAGATATAACATTAGCAACGTTTGTGTTTAATTCTGTTATCTCTAAACTGTCTATGGCAGGTGTCAACCCCTCTGGAAAGACGTACCATGCCGATAACGCTCCACTTTCGCCTATTTTTGTACCATAACTAGAATCCGAAAAACTTTCTAACACAAACTCTAACGTTACACCGTCAGTTTGTGTGTTTCTGTTGTATATAGTTGATAATTCAGACGAAGATAATGTCACTGGCACATGAACATTGCCTTGGGATTGTTGCCCTAAGCGTATCCCTTTAATGTGTGTTCCCCCTTGCAAAACTTTTAAATGATTGTAGAATGAAGCACTCTTTACATTGAACGTTGCCGTCTTAGCACTATCTATATAGCGTGTTGCACTTGTTAGTTGAACAGCATCTGCTGCTCTTGGAATTGTCGGAAGATGTAAAGTTCCCTCAAGTCGCATAACACCTCTTGTCTGTGTGTCAAAACTGACGCTAATATGTGAGGATTTATTTCCGTCTGAATGATGCCATACCCGATGTGTTCCCGTATGTAAATTGAACGGGTTAGAGGCATTGGTATCATAACTATGGTTAGCATTATGAACAACCTGTCCATCAATCGTAATCGTCAAATTAGAATTGTTATACAAGTTCCAATAGCGAAATCCACTAGCGTCTAGCCACGCTTGATACGTAACCTCTGATGTGTTATTGGATATATTTTGTGATGTATAATAATATTCTACACGTAATGTTAAATTGTTGATTCGTGTTGTAAATGTTGCGATATTATCTACCTCCTACCCAGTTTATGATTGTATAATCTGTTCCCAATCGTTCCATAATATGATTTGCGATGATTAAGGTCTCAAGAAAAACACCACTAAGAATATACAATTGTTGATTGCTGATATAAGCGACTTCTTTTCCCCCGTCTAAAAAGGACAATCTATCATTCGTCATTAATGTTTGCATGGAACTTCCTTTTCGCCCAGTCAGTACACCGTCTTCACTAAACGAAAAGTATGTTGATAAGGCATTAATCAAGGCTTGCGATTGTTGGACGTTCACTTCAAAGGCTGTGACACGTTCGCCTAATCCCTCTATGACAGATTGAGCTTGTAGGAGTTGTTCATATCGTGTCTGTGTATCTGCTAATTTTCCTCTTAAATCCTCTAAATCTTTTTCGGTTAATTTCGTTTCTAAAGTGGCTTGTAACTCACTTGTGCTATCAATGATTTTTTTCAATTCATTGTTATAGCGTTGTTGAATGATAATGAGTTCCTCTTTCTTTTGTTCATTATCCGTTTCGTATCGTTCAGTCTTAACGTACTGTGTTAAGTCTTGTACAATAGGTATCCATTCGCCGTTTTTCAGGATTTTTAAGACATTAGGTTCAACGCTTGTATCTGTCCATATAGAGCCGTTCTCGGCATGTTGTGGTGCAGTAGACTGTTTATATCTCCCAACAACAAAATCTTTAATGACGATTGATTTTTTATCAATAAGACTATCCTCTTTATAGGCTTCACATATAAACGTTGCTTCTTGTTCAACGTCAGCAATGGATAACTGTAATTCATGTCCTCTGTGATGCTGATGTTGTGTGTTCCATGTGTTGTCTTGTGAGGTATCATATCGGCTATTTCTCTTCCAAATAAAACTAAATTGTTGTGTAATATCTATCGTGTTTTTAGTGACTTGAGCAATTAATTTTGTTTGAATATGATTATCCTTAAAAATTGTTCCATTAGTTGACGTGATAGCCATAACTGGTGGAATACTATTCCAATCAAACAACTTTTCTTGTAACAACTTACTTAACCTAGACACTTTTTCATCTAGTCTATCCGGAGTCTCTTTGATATTTGAAATCACAACTTTTCCAAAGTTTCTATCTGAAAACGAACGCTGAATCTGCATCACACGTCCTTCAATAACCAATTGTGGTTTAAATTCATGGTCAACAACAGCTACCGTATCTCCTATGTTTAACGTTTCCGGCAACATATCAATGTCTACAGTATATTCTATTTCCGGATAAGCTCGTTTTTTCAACTGGTTAACAACGGCATCAGCAAGTGTTTTTTGTGTTTTAGCTTCACTATCGTACACTTTAACAATATAGCCATTACTAGCATTATGGTGTCTGCTCCAACGTGCTCCCTCGATTTTATCCACTATTGTATTTCCTATTAACTTGTATCTATCTGTTTCTTTAAAGTTGTAACCGTCTAGCGTCACATTATCACCTTTAGCAATAAGTCCTGTTGCTAGATTTTCAATACTTGATTTTTTAGTGATTTTAGACACTTCAAATCCATATTCCATTCGGACTTTCCTATCTTGTCCAATTTTTCTCTGGACATCAATCAAACGGCGATGAACTCGCCCATTTAGCAGCTCTACTCTGTAACTTATTTCAACCCCAAACCGACCAGCCAATTGTCTTAGTCGCTTCGTTGCACTATCTGTACCTTCCCACTCCAATTTTAATGCTCTATCAGGTAACTCATTTACACCAACTTCCCACCCGGAATCTTGTGTAAATTGATTAATGTACCATTGAATAGTGTGAGCCATATCTGCCTTAAAAGCGTCTAGTTGCTCACCTATCAAATCAAGACCAGCATCTTCACAATACACCGTCTTAGTATCAGAATTTTCTTCCATGGACATAATTTCAAACGTACGAATGTTCCCGTCATCATTGGCGAATACATAACACCCCACTTGAATATATTGCACATCTTCGTGCGTTTTATCTACTGTGAATTGATACGTACTAATAGCTGTGTCTAAATCTTGTTCAAATACATCATCATAAGCGATTAAACCCTCTGGCAAATCAAAAGACGCTTGACAGAGGGTGTTATATCGTCTATCCGTAACCGTTATCATAGGAACACCTCTCTAAATTTAGCATGAACATTAGGGATTGTAGCCCCAGTATTCACACTAATCCCTATCTCTGTATTGTCTCCTGGTTCAATCGCAAATGAACGGCTAGCAGGATTAACATACTTTCGCTGTCCATTAACAGTCAACAAACAATTAGATGTATCAATCTTAACAATATTACCAGTATGAAGAATTGTATTCCCTGTTTCATATCCATATTGGATAGCTCTTCCGTTAGGGTGCGTAAAAGCGACCATTTTTAAAGGTGTCGCTACTGTAAACTCAAAAATAGGAAAGGTTCTAGCTGTTCCCCTATTTTGAAAGAATAATGTATTGTTACTCTGTCTAGCTACTTTTTCCGATAATGACGTAGATACTGGAGAATGTTTTACCTGTAAAACAACACGATATGTATTTAACGGTAAACGTTCTTCGGATACAATTTCAAAAGAATACGCTATGTACTCTCTATTCACTGTAATATCTGGCTGAAACACAACACACTCTTTACTTATCCATATTTTAAAAAGGTCAATTACGCTTTGATTAACCTTATAGATGTTAATTTCGTAATCTACTACAACACTCTTGCGTTTGTCATCATGCTTTTCAACATATACCCTATGTAATAACCTATCATCAGACACTTTCGTTTTACTAGAAGGAAATACAAAGCGGTCTAGCTTAGAAATTGATACTTTAGTAGGAAATTCGTCACTTCGCATATTTCCTATTTTCATAATCACTTTCTTCATACAACCTCTCCTCTATTCCGAGATTTTCTACGCTTTTTAAATTCAATTTTTTCTATAATTTTATCTGCTAAAGTATTTAAATCTGTATCTTCCCTAACAATCATTCCCTCGCCATAAATATTAATGTTATAAACATCTGAACTGCGTTCATGATTAGATATAGGTTTATTCGGTAAATAGTCTAAAAAGCTAGTATCCGTACCAATTTTAAACTTAGGAATATTTTCTACAAATTGTTTAAGGTATGGATTATATTTAGCCACATTCAGAAATTTATTAACAGAACTCCACACCTTAGTCCCTTTAGGCAAATCATACATCGTATCATTATCCGGTGACACCCCAAAATATCCTTGAGGTGTCAAGAACGGCTCTCTGCGTCCACCGTCCCCTAAAATAGCTAATCCACCCTCGTGGAAATTTGTACCTGTGGCATATTGTCGCCTATTATATTTTTCGTAATATTCATTAGCGTATACTGTTCTTATATTGACCGTCTTATCTTGTAAACTATTTATCCTACCTCGTATCTTATCAATAATATCAGCTGAATCATTAGGGTTAACTTTAACTTCAGCAACTTTTTTATCAAAATGATTAGTTGACCATTTAGTAATCAAATCTGTAAATTGGTCTTTCGCTTCAACTGAGTTCGTATCAATTCGGGCTAGTTGTTCTCTAAATTCAGCGTTCCCCCATATGCCGTATATATCCATAAATTTCATCTGTTCATCAGTAAAATTAGATTCAAGTATCATTTTCTTTATTTCTGGTGAAAAGGATTCCCATTCGCCTCTTGTTTCCAACAATTTTTGAAGAACGACTCCTGCATTTGTAGAGGTTAAAAATGATTTTTCTTCAATCGTGAGTTCGTCCCATTTTCCAACTTGTTTTAAAGCTATTTCTATCATGCCTTTAGCATTTGTCTTTAAGTCAGCATGTTTTATATCAAATCTCAAAGCGTCCCAGCCTTCTTGTGTTTTCACACTTTCTTCAACAACTTCTCTCAAATTATCCACAACGCGTCCAGTTGCTTCATCAGTGATTAAGTTATTCCAATGTTCATTTGCTCTTTTCACATTATCAGACAACTTATCTGCCATAATCCCACTACTGTTAGTCAATAAGTCATTACTTCTTTCAATACTTTTGGCATTTTCTTCAATCACTCCTGCCATTTGTTGATATTCAAATCCTAGTTTTTCCAGTTGATCACTTAACTCCTGTTTCAACGATTTAATAACTTTTGAATTAGTTTGTCTAGAGATTAACTCATTCATTGTTTCATAAGTCGAAATAGCTAGTCTTCTTCTCGTTTCATAACTTTCTTTGTCTAATTCTTCTAAGCCTTCGTAATATTGCTTATGGGTAATCATTCCTTCTGTCAAAGACTGCTGCAAAGCATTCTTTTCTTCTTCATAGGCTTTTCTATGTTCCGAAGCTAATTCTCTCAAATACTCTCTTCGGTTATGTAACTGTTCTTTGTCTAATTGTTTCACACTATCAGACATATTTTGAAGAATTTTATTTTGTTCTGCTGCTGATTTGCCTAAGGTTGCAACAGTAATTTCTTTAGCTTCCTGTTGTAGTCGTTTAATTGTTGTTAATTCATCTTCTCTTAAACGTCTACGTTCTTGTGCTGCCTTATCAACAATAGCATTGATTTCACCCTCTATTTTACCAATATCATTTTTAGCTTCGTTATATTTTTCAATACGGTTATTTTTCTCTTTTTCAGCATACTTTTTTGTCTTTTTAGATAATTTAGAATAAGTATCTTCAATTTTCCCAATTTGATCATCTATAATTTTACCCATTTCCTGAAACATGTCAGTATAAGCGTTGGAAATGTCTTTACTATTTTTTTCGTCAATTTTAACAGCATGATTTAATGCGTCTTGTGATTTAACACCAAAATCTTCGACTTTAGTTAACGCATCTGATGTTGCTTTCCCTACATCAACACCCCATTTTTCAATGACTTCTGCACTTTCACGAGCACTTTTCGTTAATTCATTATATACCCACACACCACCAGCTACAGCAGCAGTAACACCGACAATACCAAGTACCCATGGATTCATTAACGCTGTTCCCATTTTCATAACAGTCCCTAAGCCAGTTGTCGCACCACTCATATTACCAAGTGCAGATACTGCTCCACTTGCACTAGTTGTAATCGCTCCTATTCCCTCTGTTATACTATTCGTTCTGAAATTCTTAACAATACTAAATACACCTTTTAACAGTCCTCCAAAACCACTCAAAGGTTTACCTACTCCCATAAGAAGAGGGCCTATAAGCCCCAGTTGGAATATTAACTTTTTTGTCCCTTCATCGAGATTAGCAAACCACATCACAATATCCGAAACAGCCTTAACTAACCAATCAGAATTATCAATTAATTTATTTAACTCTGGTAAAAGTTTTTCTCCAGCTGCAATAGCCACATCAATCAATTTGTTTTTAAACATTTCAAACTTACTTGCTGCTGTCTTGTTACGCTCTGTAACCTCTTTATTTAGGGCAGTGTTTTCATTCCATGCTTGAGTTCCAGTTTTAACTGCTTCATTCATTAGATTTTGAGCTCCACCTAAACGTAACAACGTATCACGTAAACGGATTTCACTAACACCCATTTCATCTAATATTTGTACGGCAGTTGTTCCTCTTTCTCCAGCCGTTGACAATCCCTCAACAAACTTTCCAATAGCCCCTACAGTATCTTTGTTAAACATATCTCTGAATGCTTCCGAAGACATTCCAGCCACCTCAGCGAACGATTCTAAATTATTACTTGCTGTAATGATTTTTTGAAGTTCAGTTGTTGTCATTCCTAAACTCTCAGCCAATTTTTTAAATTTTTTAGAATTATTAGACGCCATTAATTCTAATTCACGCATACTCAGACCTGTTTTATCGACTAAATCAAGGGCTTTTTGGTAGCCTGTTTCAGTAGCAACTTTCATGTTTATCATCAATTTACTAAAAGTTGACCCTCCACGTTCTGCTTCAATTCCGACAGAACTTAATGCTGCCGACACTGCCAATATCTGCGCTTCACTTAACCCAACAGAATGTCCAGCACCAGCCAGTTGTGTAGCCATTGAAACAATATCTGCTTCAGTAGTCGCATAATTATTCCCTAAAGCAACAATGGTAGAACCTAATCTATCAAAATCTTTTTGCGACATTTGCGTAATATTAGCAAACTTGGCTAGAGATGTTGATGCTTGGTCAGCCGTTAAGTTTGTTGCCATACCTAACTTAGCCATAATTTCCGTAAACTGCAAAATATTAGGCACTTGAATACCTAACTGCCCTGCATTCTCGCCAACTTTAGCTAATTCTGCTGCTGAAACTGGAATTTCTTTAGACAACTTTCTAAACCCATCACTCATTTTTTTGAACTCTGGTTCTGTTGCTGATACCGTCTTACGAACACCCGCAAAGGCACTTTCATAATTAGCAGCTATTTTCACGACACCTAATATTCCACCACCTATAGTTGCCGTAACGGCTGTTAACGTCTTCCCAGCTTTATACATGCTATTACCAAATTTTTGTGTCTTATCACCAACTTTAGATAATCGTTCAGAAACTTTTAACGTTTTATCAGTCTGTAAGGCATATTTAAGTTGTAATTCTCCCAATTCACGATTGACACCAGCCATTTCAGCTTGTAAGCGCGCAATATTTTGCATAGCAACTTGCTCTGCCTTAGTTGCGTTTTTTCTCCCCTTAGTTAATTCATCTAACTTTTTAATTTCCTCACTAGTTAGATTAAGATTTGCATCTTTTGCTTGTTTTAATTTATCATAACTCTCTTTACTACTCGATAACGTCTGTCTAGCTTTTTGTAAAATTTTATCGTGCTTTTGTAATTCAGAGTCATATAACGTCAATCTTTTCTTTGTGTTATCAATTTGTTTTGCCAATCCAGTTCCAGCTTTACCCCATTTTGTCGTGGAGTCTTTCGCTTCTTTCATATTGCTTTTTAGGATAGCCATTTGTTGTTTAAAAGTTTTCATTTTACCGACAAACTCGGTTGTATCCATACCCACACGAATCTTAAGATTACCAAGTACTTCTTCCATTTAACACCTCCTAAAAACCTAACTGGTCTATAAACACCAACTCATTCCCTAAATTATTAGATTTATTGGCTTCATAGTTTAAATGCTCAATTTCAAATGTTCTGTGGAACAGTTGCTCATCAATCTGCTTTGGTGTCCAATTATACTTTTGCTGTAAATATTGGTAAGATTTCATGATTACTTTATAAAATGTTTCTACATCTTCTCCGTCTTCTTCATCTAATTGACTTCCTTGTCCAGATTGGCTAGTTTCTTTGGGTTTACGACAATATCAGACATTAATTGTCTTCCTAACGTCATAAAATCAAAAATATCATCAGAACAAAATCCAGTATCAAACTCATCTGCTGTAAACTGATTGCCAAAAGCAAGGACAATATAATCCCTAATCTTCATCATATCCACAAGAAGTTCTTCTTCTGTAGGATTATCTTTTAAAAAATTCCCTTGTTCTTGCTCTTTATATAATTCAGCTGTTTTCAACATGACCAAAAACGTTGGTTGTGGCAGTTGGAACGTTTTGACTTTACTATTTATGTGTAGCTTTAATTCCATATATTTTCTCCTTTACAAAAAAATAAAGGGAGATATGCTCTCCCTTTAAATCATTCTAAGCATTAGATGTAGGCACTTGAATTTCTGTGAACCATTTTTCTGTAACAGCTTTCCGTTCGGGAGTGCTATTATCTAGTGCGTAATCAAAGATACCTAAATCTTGACGAACAGTTGCTTCTCCTGTAATAGTTGGTTGTTGGAATTCAATATTTTCACCTTTCGTTTTAAAGGTTTCATCTGTTGGTTTGAAACGAACCTTATACAGAACACGATATTGATACCCACCATTTGACAGTTTAGAGCGAAAGACTACTGCAAAATAAGGTGCATTGGCGTCCATTCCGTTTGATACCCCACCTAACTGGTCTACAGTTAACCCTAATAACTTCGCTTCAATCTCAGGTGTTAATTCATTGATATTCATCGTAAGCGTCATACCTGTAACTTCAGACACATATTCATCTAATACATCATCTGCATACATTTTTGCTTCTGCCACGTTTTTTTGTAAATTCACCTCGATAGCTTTCGCAACCCTAAATGGTGTGCCATACGTTGGAACTCCACTTTCACTTTCTTTCGTAATTGGAAATGCGTACAAATCCTGTAATCCAATTCTTTTTGCCATTATATCTACCTCTTTCTATTTTTTAAAAAGATAAAGAGCCTTTCGTTAATGATTCAAAAGTCTCTCTATCTAAAGTTTGCATATATTTTAAGATAACATGTGTTACCTTTGTATCTTGGTCTACAAATTCATAAGAATTATACAAACCAAAGCCTATTGTGCGCATTGCTAAATCAACTTTTTCAGTTATTTTAGGTGGAACACCTTTCTTAGAAAAGAGCGATACTTCCCACCTTGCCTCGTATGTATCAACATAATCATCAGCATACCTCATATCTTGCACAGAAATTGGTCTATAGATAATTAAAGGATACACCGCATTAGTCACTGCATTTACTGAAATATTCGGTATACCATGAGGTTTATCAACCCAGTCAACAATTTCAGTGTCACTCAGCAATGCTTTACGTATTAAAAATCTAAAGTCAAGCATTAGAATACACCTCTTTGTTTCAACAATGCTTTCAGTTTTCTTTTTTGTATAGACAAAACTTTTTGCCTAGAGTGTAATCCTGCACGTTCAACATAGTGTCTAGGTTGAATGTGTATAGTACCAAACTCAAGAAACCACATGCGCCACTCTGTTACACGGAATCCAACATCAACATACTTAACATAACCATGTTGCGAGGATTTAACGTTTGTAATATGGACATCTTTTACAGCATGCCCCTCATCGCTATGCTTCATTGGCTTACTTACTGGAACAGTTTCTTCTATTCTCTTTTTTATCGGTTCAGCACTTTCTTTCAGAATGTCATTAACACTGCGATTTATCCTATTTACTGTTGTATCTAAAACTGAAAACATTTCATCTATACCTGAAATATCTATTGTCGGTACTGGCAAGCTACTCACCTCCGTCTATAACAGCTTCACCAAGTAGTCCTATTTCTTCTCTAAGACCACTCTTATCTCCAATAATGGATATATTATACTGATTATCCCCATAAGAAAATCGCATAGTACTATCTATCATGTCGGTATACCTTAACGTTAATTCCAAACGATTACGCAATGTATTACCACCACTAATAACAGACTCTAATTGCTCCCTAAAAATAATTTTGACATTCGCCCACCGCTTAAAGCAAGGCACAAATTGACTTTCATTCATACCTGTTTCATCATTGTACGTAACCACTTGCTTGAAAAATTGTATACGGTGAGTGTAATTACTCGGTTTTACTCTCTTTGCCATATATTACCTCCGTTTACTCAGCGTATTGGAGTTGTGTAATAATAGCTTGAATACCAATTGGGAACATGTGCGTGTTCTTATACTCACGATAATCTAACGCTCTATTCTCTAACCAATTGCCTACCATAAGATGAATAGCCGTAATTGTTAACTCATTATCCTCATGATAAGCACCTGCTCCTTGAAGAAAAGCCACTGCACCGTCTATCAACGATTGAATAAACGGTGCTTCATCTTCTTCATACTTTTGAGCAATTAGAACATCTTCAACAGATACCAGTTCTTGCGTGACTTTTCTCATCATTTACCTCTATGCTCCCCCACCAGATTTACTTGTTGTTGAAGGTAAGGTCGGTGCTTTAGATGTATCAATTTCTGAGACAATAACTGCACCTTCATCCCATTTTTCTACATTGAAACGGTCAATCACACGAATGTCAAATGAATTTCGTTCAAATGATTTACCACCAATCTCTGTTCCGGTTACCTCATATACGTTACGGTCAAACAAGATTAATGCTTCTTTTAAATCTCCGATATATACTGGTGCTTTTTTACCATTTGATTTCAAAGTACGATTAGGGACTACTACAACGTGACGTGCAAAAATAGTATACGGTGTTTTACCTGTTACATCTTTTTGAATTAAATAGTTTCCATTTTCATCTTTACACTTATCTAACCAATTCCACCCATCTTGGTTAGTCACAATAACTGCCGTTGTAGAGAATGCCCCATCTAGTTCAACATTTAAAATGTCTTTCAAATCATCTGTTACACCAATTGCTTTTTGACGTTTATTAAATGTTGCTAAAACATTCAAAATAACCGTATTGCGTGTTAATAGTGTTTTTTTAGCAATCCATTTAGCCACATGACTCAACAGATTTTGGTCTGTATCTTGTATTAATTTACGTGGAATAGGTAAAATTCCAGCATAATCTTTTAAAGAATACTCTTTTTTCTCAAATTGTGGCGAAGGAATATCTTCGATTTTATCCCATTCACTAATTTCAGCAAAAGGAACCATATCTGCTAATTTCTCAAACACACGAACACCCGTTGGGGAAGAAACAATCTCTGTTGTCACCAAGGTAGACAAATCGAACTCCATTTGCCGTTTGTACTCATGGATTCTCGTTTCAACATCTTTAGGGACAATCAGACCTCCGTTATCTTCTACAGAAGATTGGAAATAAGGTGTTGCTGTTGGAACGTCTTGTGCTCTAATGTGTTTCATACGTTCAAAAATTTGCTCATCTCGTTCAGTAAGGCTCTGTGGTTTTCTTAAAGCACGTAAGAATGTTGCTGTATATTCTTTTTCAATATCATCATCTAACAAATCTGAAATAGAACGCTTTTCATCTGTTTCTACAACATCTTCCGTTTTTTCTGGAATGATATGTTTCATTTCGATTGCTAAATCTAATTTTCCACGTAATTCTTTAACTTTTTCAGCTTTTTCGCGTAATTCCTCAATCGGTGCATTGCTTTCAGACGCTTTTTCATAGTCTGATAGACTTTCTGTTAATAATGCTCTTAATTCTTTTTCGTTCATAATGAACCTCCTTAATTTTTATAAAATAAAAAGACCTACATGTTTTTTTGTAAGTCTTTTTTAACGATATAGTTCAATTTGTAAATTTAATTTTTCTCGCTCCTCCAATTCATCTTTATCATCAATCAGTAAGCGTTCAATTTTATGACGACCACGCTGTCCTACCACAGCTTCAGTATCTTCATAAGCCGGATTAGTCACAACCGAAATATCGTACACTTTATCTATATGATGAATGGTTCTGAGATAAGTACCCTCTTCTAATTTCTCCCATGTTTCAGCAGTATCATCGTCCGGAATTGTAAACGCAAAAGAGCATTTATTAATAACTCCCGCTTGCATATTAGCAATTAAATCTCTTGCATAGCTTGTATCCGTTGGAGTAAATTTAAATTTCAAACCGATATTATCAACCTCAAGAGATAAATTAATACCCGTCCTTGCCAAAGTCATGTTTTCATCATGATTAACAAGAGCGACAACGTTTGACATATCTGTTTTATCTAAACAATTTTGGTCTAGCCGCTCAATAAACGGCGACCAATAACCCAACTTTTCGCTATTTCTGTTGAACTTTAAAGCATACCCCTCTATTGTAGGTAACCCCCCTTCATCTCCTGAACGGATTTCAACATTAGTTAGTATCGCTCTTTTCTCCATTACCTTGCTCATCTGTTTCACCCCCTTTCGTTGCCACAAATAGTCCATGATTATCTACTCGAGATTTCGCAACTTCTGCCACAGTTCCCATTGGTGCATAATTCAATGTCATCATCGGTTCATCTGCGTAAGATATATCATAAGGACTATCTTCATTTTGTGTTCTAACTTCATTAACTGTCTTAACTCCCGACCTAATATTAATCTCTTGAACAGTTGCTCTGTCTTTACTTGTTCCACGCAACTCGCTATCCATATTAAATTTTGTGTAACACCCTATATCATCTTTGGTTTTTAGAAAAAGTTTGTAATTAAATTCTTCCTCTATTTGTACAACAAGTGGCTGTAAAGTATTTTTCACATAATCAATAGACTGGCTTTCAATATTCGTATACGTTGCATGGTCAAGCTGATTTATTTTATGCAATGGCACTTTATAAACGGCTGCAATTTGTTGCTGATTAAATTTTTGTCCCTCCAAAAACTGTAAATCAGCTTGAGAAACCCCAATTTGTTGATATTCCATACCGTTATCTAAAATAGCTATTGCTTCATCAGAATTAGTCAACTTCCATTGTTCCCTAATATTACTCTTAGAAGCCTGATTTAAAGAAGAGGACATTTTTAAAATGCCTTGTGGAGTTCCTCCACTTTCTAAAATTTTCTGATTCATTTTTAAAGCTGCTTTATTGGATTGCACTTGCTCTGAAATAACTCTCACAGGACTAATCCCTATATATCCGTTTCTTGACATTCCTTTAATATGAATCACTTCATAAGGTTGTAGACGAACACGCTTATTTTTATACATCGTTTCATAATAAAATGTGTGACTATCCACATCAACAACCACATGAACATTTGTAGCAGTTAACGGGTGTAATGCCGTTGTTTTACCATTCTTATCATATTCTATTAATGCATAAAAATTGCCAGCAAAACATAAATCAGTGACAATCATCTTCTTAAAGGAAAAAGGTGTCATATAAGGATTAGGTCTAACCCCCAACAAATACTGGATATGATGATTGCTTTCTTTTTGTATTTGCCCGTCAACATTCTTAAACACTTTAATCGGTAACTTGGCTATATCATCACTCAATACATTAACACACGCATAAATATCATTAAATAAATGAGCAGTAGAGTCGGTTGGTTTGGCACTATCCTTTAACCCTAAAATATCAAAAAGATACTGAAAGCCAACTCCTTTAGACTGTTCAGCCAAATTATAATCTTTATGAGATGCCGGAACAAATGACCTAAAAAGTTTATCAACTATATTCCTCATCATTTTTCACCTCCTTTATTTTTCAATAGGTTACTTGCTAATTGAATAAACACCCAGCCAGACACAAGATAAGCAAGAGGTGGAAAAACAGAATAGCACGCATAAAAAACACATATAAACCCTAGCATATACATCAAAAATACAACACAATCTACTATCTTCACTATTATCACCTCCTCTAAAATGAAAAATCTGCACTACTATAGTAGAGATTAGCGTCTACCTCTTGTGCGTCACTCAAAATCCTTGAAAATGCATTTAAAACGCTCGCTAATGGGTCTATACGTCCATTGCTTGTTCTTTTACTAATCATAATATTTTCTTGATCATCAACTCTCGTCTTAGCATTTAAAATGGCTCTTTTTAATAGTTTGTCCCCATTATGATAAACATTCCCTTTATAAACTTCGTTTCTAAATTCTTTGGTTGGCAAAGACAAATGAATAATCGTCTGTGGAATTTCTATAGCATTTATTCCTTTTGCTGATAAACTAACCATCATACCTACGGCATTATATTTATCGAAACAAACCATTTTAACAGGATATTCTTCACACCATTTCAAAATATATGATTCTACAACACTATAATCAACAACTGCACCTTCTGTTAAAATCAGTAAACTGTCTTTTACGTATAAATCATACGGAACTTTGTCCGTATTCATTCGTTCGTAATACTTTTCTTCTGGCATAAAAGATAATTGTTTAACATACTTTTTACCGTCTTTTTCGGCTACTAAGGAAATACTAGTCAAATCAGTAGTCATGGACAAATCCACCCCTAAATAACAATTATCAGCTGTTTTTATAGCTTTTTCTAACGTTTCATTGTCCACACTATTTTTATCCCATTTGGTAATATCCATATACCCATTTTCTGGCATATCTACCCATATATTCATGTTTTTAGTTAAGAAATTACGCATTTTTTCCGGGACATCTAAAGCTATTTTAAGTTGCCCTCTTAAATAGTTCATTCCAATATCATGGGTAGCCACAATAGGATTAGCTTTTATCCATGTTTCTTCATCTTTAATATCGTCTCCAGCTTCTAATTCATTGACCATAACAAAATATTCTTCATTTTCAATATCATCATGTGGATTTAATATTTTAGAAACATATTGATACTCTATAGCATAACAGGGATTTGTTAATTCAAATCCTGCTGTTGTAATAATATTGAGTAATGGCTGCGTTCTAGCTCCCATACCAGAGTCAATAACATCATATAATTCCGTTGTCTTATGTGCATGATATTCATCAATCAACCCAGCTTGTGGGTTAAATCCATCTCCTGTTTTCCCACTATCTTTGGACAACGCTTGAATAAAGCCCCCACTTTTGATATGCGTAATTTTCCCATAACTTACTTTAAATTTATCAGAAAATTCGCTTTTGCTGATTTGAATATTTGTTTCATTCCAAAGTAATTTAGCTTGGTCAGACTTGGTAGCACCAATATAAACCTCGGAGTAGGCTTCCCCAAAAGCAGAAGCCTCGTAACTCCCAACACATGCCATAGACTGTGTTTTTGCATTTTTACGTGCAACTTGCCAATAGGATTTTTTAAAACGTCTGTATCCTGTATCCTTATGTATCCACCCATAGAGATTACTAAAAATAAAAATTTGTATGGGGGCTGGATTGATATATTGCCCGGCTAATTTCCCTTTAGAATGTTTGAACTTACTCATCCAGTTTAAAAACCGTAAGGCTTTATCCTCATTAAAGATATATGGAAAATCATCAGTATTTTCTCTTTGCAAATCTCTTAAAAATCTTTGATTTGCCCAACGTTCTTTTTGGCAGTGATGTTTCTCATTTGAAATTACTTGATTAGAATAATCAATCAGCATTTCACGAAGCGTTGTCATACATCGTCAAACTCTCCTTCCTCTTTATCTTCTACAGTCATCTTCATAGCTAATCTTGCTCTTGCTGAAGGAGATAACCCCAAATCTGTTTGCATTTTTCTCAATTGGTCAAACAACTTATCTTGTTTTACAAATAATGGGTGCGCCGCAACAACTGTTTCTGATGATTTATTGGCTTCTACCATAATGCCGTCATTTATAATACGATTTGTACATCTAACATATTGCTCATAGACGTTACAATAAATCGCTAAGACATGGAGGTCTAAATTACTTAACAAATCAATAGTATCCGTTTCATTAACAACGTATTTAAATTCTTTTTTAGCTATTTTCCCCAACCAGATAGGTGGTTTTAGCTTGTCTTTAGCTACTTTTAACGCTTTTTCTGATTGTTTTCTTCGCAAGATTTCTTCTTTTGAAATTTTTGCAGTATTCCCATTTAATAAAGCTAAATCTATTGGTACTGGTGTATTTGCCACAATTATCACTCCCTTTCTAATAGCATAATTTTTTAAAATTTCTTACAGGTTAAAAAAAAATTTAAAACGGACTTTGTACGAGGAAAGGCTGGACGCGGTCTACACGGATATAATCACAGTGATTTTTGACGGGGGTATATCAACTTACACATTGGATAGGTGTGAGAATACCAGGGCACTCCCCTATGTTGTTATTTTTGGTAAACTTTATATATTATTCTTTTCGTTGTTCTATTTCACACACTGTATACGTGGTTTATCTTGTCATGTTATTCTTGTTTGTTATTCATATCATCATATCTGTGTATAAAAAAAGCCAATCAATTCTTACAACTGATTGGTTTACCATTCTTATTAATCTTTATGTTATTATTTATGATGATAGAGTGTTGAGCAACGAAAGAGGTAACACATGAAACAAACAAGAGATAACAAAGGAAACAAACCAAAACCGACTCCACCACCCAAACCAACTCCTACTCCTGAATAATATACATTTTGAGTTGTTTATCTACATCTATAATAATATCACATGTATAAAACTCTGTGAGTTTATCAACCGTTAAGTTTTCCATGCCTTTCAGCCTTACAAGAGCTATCTCGTTGTATTCGTCCGACTTGTTAGCATATAGCCATAATCGTCCATGTTCTATAAGTTCATTATTAAAGTTATACACATAAATGTATGGCTGATTATCATACTCGCTCAACGCTCTATCCTTAACGGTTCTATTATCAAACGTATACCCCTTTTCCCTTTCAAGCGAGATATATTTCTTTTTAATAAATGGCACAAAATAAAAAGTTATAGAAAAAGATACCACAAAGACTATACACATTTTTAGGTATATGTTACTAACAACTATCAAACTATCATATATAAAATAGTTAAGCCCAGTAAAAAACGCTACTACTGCCATTTTTTCCAATTGTTGACTATTCTTATTAAAGTTTATAACGTCCGTCCTATTTAATATAAAATAATTTAGTATACCCAAAGCACCAAGTTGTATGATTCTCTCTAGCATAATTTCACTCCTTATCTATAGTATTAAAAATTTATAAAAAAGCGTTGATACTTTTACAACATCATTATACAATATAAATGTAGTCGGTTTTGGCGACCGACTAACTCCCAAATAGATGGGAGGTGATAAGATGACACGGTTAAACAGGATAAAGCAAGAGCGTACAAAAAAACGCCTTGAACTTCTCAACATTATCAAAGTTATAACGCCAATTATAACCGAGATAATAAAGTTGGTTGTTGAGATACTCAAAACGTTAACCCGTTATTCTTAACACTTTAAAAGTTAGGGGGTTGTTCGCTCAACCCTTTAACTTATCTATACTATAACATGAAAAAAGAAAAAAGACAACATGGAACACCAACGGTGAGATAATGCGATGTTATAGACAACACAAAAAAAAGAAAGTCCGAAGACTTTCAAAAGTTTATTAACTTGATAACGGCAATTATTAAACTAATACATGAACTACTGAAATTCTTTAGAACTTTCTAATCTCTATTAGTAGCAGAGCTTTTTAACTTCTCTACTATGGTGATTGTACCATAAGTGAAAGAATAAAACAATATAGATTTTTTAATTTTTTTAAGTAAAAAATAGACCCCGTGTTGTAAAATGAAGTGCAACAAATAAAAATAAACAAAAAAACATGAAAATCAGCTATACTAAAGTTGCCAAACCAAATAGATAGGAAGATTTTCATGTCTGAAGTACATTATACCACAAAACGACACTATAAACACTTAAGTGATAAAGAAAGAAGTCAAATTGAAATATTATTAAACGAGGGCTATACTATTTCA